GACTCCCGTGTGTGCAGCTTCAGTGTCTCCAGAGATGCCAGCTACTCTATCACCCTCGTATCCTTCGTACTCCTGATCCATTACACCTCCAGCCTTCTCAAATACTTTCCCCCGAAACTACTTAACTTCTGGATCAAGTTCTGACCTTGTGGTTGAAGGAGGAGGAGGTTTGCTGCCACCAAACAGTCCAGAGAGGAAGTAACTCTTCAACCCAGTCTTTTTATCCTTAGTCCCAGAACCTCCAAAGTATTGTAGTATCTTTCCTTCTTTTGGAGTGATGTGTGCCAGCATGTGACCTTCAGGGCCATTATTCTGTAACCAACTTCGTGATGGATTTTTATTCATGGTTCCTTTATACGTATGGATTTGTACTTGTAACTGGTCTATTACCTACCGTTGTAACTGCTGTAGCACTAAGTGCCCCGGCATCAGATACCACGATCTTAAAATAACTACCGTTTGGTGATCTGAGAACTATTGAGCCTGTATCAAAAACATTGTCCCTGTCTACTTTTGCTGTGACTGCTTCCTCACCAATTATTAATGAGGACAGGTCATACATGTATTCTGGTTCGTATTGATCTGGAGGATTCGGTAAAGGCTTTTGAGTCCTCATCTTGAACCTGAAGCTGCTGCATCAAACCGAACTTCACCAAATCTCCACTCTTGATCAAATGGTGACTCTACTCGTAAAAATGTTTGTCGTCCTACGAACCTAGTGTCTGTGTATCCATCCGACTCCAGTGTATATGGCCCCTTCTCGATCCCAGCCTTGTCAGGAGTGTCTGCAACTGTAACTTTCAACCTGAGACCATTGGTGCCAGCATCTGTATCTGTTATGATTTGTGAAACAGACATCATCTTGTTTCCACCAGCAATTTCCACAGCACCAGTTTCTGCAAAACATAAATGATTCTCTGTGGCAACATTTGGATGCAGATCCGTATCGACACCTTTTGCAACAACTCTATTTTCCTTAGTTGATAAAGCACTAACATCAGCAGGAGCAACCACAGTAGTTTCTCTTGGAATCGGTGTACTCTGGGTATCAGGGTCCATTTCGTGACGATACAAATAACCATCTGCCCCAGCCCAAACAGGATAACCAAGTGCATCAGATGACTCCAAAGCAGTTCTCTCCAAATCACCTGTCACCCAGTGCTGCTCACGGTAACTATATGTTACGTAACGGGTACAAACATCATCCCCTTCTTTTGGGTAGAACCAAGTTATTTCACCAAACTCAGGGTTATGCCCTGCTGCTATGAGACCTTCCACGTCTAGGTTTATGTCCCTAAAAACATAGTCTGCAACATCACAGGATAACTCTTTGATATATCCTCCAGTGTAACTCCAGAATCTACCCCTTGACATCCATGCCACGAAATCGGCTGATCCTGCTATACACTTCATCCCAACTGGGCCACCCCCCTCTGTCAGACGTTCTACACCGTACACATAGGGAGGGCCGAGATAGTTTGTCCTCCATACATCTGATGTTGTAAAAACCAATATGCCATAACGAGTCTTGAATCCACCAACGATCCTGCCTTTAGTCTGTAACTCAAGGTCTCCTGCTGTATTGACTAAAGTTGGGCTGAAGTCTGTGAGTGATTCCTGATGACCCCATTGTATTTTTCTTTGGAATCCTCCTGCACCCAAAATCATTATGTGTCTTTCTGGTGTCACAAGAACTGCTACATTAGATCCTGTTGGGACTCCAGTTGAACCACCCAAAGTTTGTAGTGCTACCGGAGCAGTTGCAGTTTGTGAAGAGTTGGTAAATGACATACCTGAAACATCTAAATACCAGATGGTTCCTTCCCCGGAATGGCATGCCAGCAGATCATCTCCAAAGTTGTCAAAACTGGTACACGGGGCAAAATTGTCTCTAAAGGCATCAATATCAGTAACATCGGGGTCTTCGGCAGGATAACGTGGAGTTCCATAAAGGTCTCCTCCTGAAGTTGATCCGCCTCCTCCGTACTCTAATGCACCATAACCTAGACCCGGTATTAGGAAATCTCCCTGTGCTGTAAATGGTACTGCACCACTTGGTGATGATGCTGGCGTAACATCAAAAATGGGGGCATTAGTACCAGAAGACTGTGAACCATCCCAAATTCTCAATGACTGGACACTGCCGACTGCAAGGTACCGTGCCCCCGTTGACAACCTCCAAGAGTGTAAACCACGGATAGGATCAACACCAGTATGAAGTGTGGGGGTAACAACTGCCCCACTGCCAGCAGTTCCTGATGCTGGAGTTAAAACAATCGTTGGAACAGATGTGTATCCTGAACCCGAAGCAACTACTGCCACACTGGTAACTGCTCCACCTGATACTGTGTATGTCCCACTAAACGAGCTGCCTCCTCCTCCTGTTGCTGAAAGTGTCCCGTTCCCAGAATACGATGTGCCAGCAGTAGTCACAGTTACTGTTTTTATACCCTTCTTTTTAAGAATCTGGGTGTCAGCTAATCTTTGCCAACCTCCAATTGGTCTCAACCTACCTTCCGAAAAACGAACTAAGTTACCACTGAACCACCTGTTCTTTGCTTGGTACTGGGTAGCATTCCTGAAAAAGCCCGGTGGTATCTGTATTGGTAAAAGTGCCATTAGTTCTTGTATTTAATTATTTCTACTTTTTTTGGTTTCCACTCTATATCCTTCTGTGGTCTATGTCCTACCGGGTTTTTTGTCACAAGATCATTTTCTTTTGCAATGTATTTATCGACTAACTTATCCCCGTTGTAAACCTCAACTTCACAGGAGAATCTTTTAGCTACCTGTATTCTCATCTGCCTCAAATCTGTACTTGTTACAGTTTAGCCTCACGATGACTGCTAATTTTTTTGACTCCTCTAACGTCATTTTCTGAAGGGTTATTACATTGTCATAATTTGCCCTCATTATATCTACAGCACAGTCACATAGACGGTAGTAGATATGCTGGGGAGTATTCATATTCTGGTGAGCTACCGAGCATGCTTGCCACAACTCCCGAATGGTTCCCGTTTTGAAAGCTCCACTGGACTCTTTCGATGTCACATAAGTTGATTTCAACATCAAAGTCAGGCTCAAAATCAACCACAATGTCACTATCTTCAAATTCAAGAGTGATTTCCATTTTAGTATGTCCATACTGCAGGTAAAGAAAAAGAAGGATCACGAGAATCCAGATGTATAAAACGTTTGGGTCTTGCACCTCTCAAAGCTAGTCCTAGCCCAGTAAAACCAATGTCTTGTGCTTGTTTGATTAGCCTCAGAGTTTTTGTTGTGTTCACATGACCAACCAAAATATCTACAGCTTTCCCAAATGTATGGATTCCTGCTTTTGTTTTTGCAGTTGAGACATTTGAGTTATGTTTTATGCAACGTCTGGCACTACTCAAACGAAAGGCAAATCCAGCTTCTTCTCTCAGTTGCTGAAGCATTTTCATAAACTCCTCGTCCATTTCGTTTGCTCCACAACCACAGTGGCACTGCATCTCATCTGTACTAAAATTTGGAGTTATCAACATAGCTAGTCCTACGATTGTTATTTTACAAAATGTCCTGCGAAGTAAAATAGTACCTTTTAGGTGCTATTTAAGTACGCTGGGCTTCAAAAGTCTCCAGAATTTTATCGTCTAATTTATTGGACGATTTGGAGACAGCATATCTAAGCAACTGGAATATAAGCTCTTCTACCATTTTTTGGGTGAAGAAAGTTGTCAACATTCCCTTCAATGTTCCTGTAATAATGGGTACTAAGAATGGCATTTTAACACTCCTTATTTTTGAATGGTTGAAATGGTTCTACACATTGAAAACGATTAGTGAACGTACTTGAACCACGTTCCATCCAATGCCCGAATAGTGTATCTGCTGGGACTGTACATCCTGTTAGTAAAATTGCTATCATGATAAATCTGATACTATCCCTTTCGTGATGCCTGTATCATCTCTAGTTGTTTACTTGCTTCAACCTCCCTTTCGAGATTTTCTAGTCTTGCTGAGACTGATGCCATGTGACCAGAACATTCGAC